GGGCGCACGGTGCTGGGCAAGGGCAGAGATGGACAGCGATTGATTCGACCACAGGAGTGCTTGATGTGAGATTACTGATTGCGACCGACGGCAAAAACCCCATGGGCGTACAAGCCGTGTGGACGCTCCTGGACAAGATCAAGCCCACGTTCCTGATCGTGCGCAATCAGCCGGGCGTGGACATGCTCGCCTACAACTGGGCGAAGAAGCATCACGTGCCCAATGTGCGCGCGCCGCTGTCGTGCCTGCCCAAGAACCTGATGGACCAGAAGCCGGACGCGGTGTTGAACTTCGGTTGGGGCCGGGACAAGGTGCTGAAGGAATTCATCCCCATGGCCAAGCGTGCGCAAGTCGCGGTAATTCCCGTCGCCTATTGAATTCCGCCGTCATGTTTGCGTTTATGCTCCTCCATGAGCGTCTTCTCGAATCACTTCGCCCAGGCGACGAGTTGGATTGATCCCGCGGGTGCCGCCATTGGTCGTGCGACGGGCATCAAGAACTACCTGGTCAAGAAGCCCGGCCCACCGGGACCGCCGCAAGCGCCCAACGTCAGTACCGCGGCGAACCTAGCCCAACAGCAGGACGACTTGCGTAATCGCCAGCGGGGCGTGCTCAGCAATATCTTTGCTGGAAATTCCTCCCCACCTCCGACCACCGCCACCGGTTCGGTACTCGGCGGGTGAGAACCGGCCCCAAAGTGATGGACTTGAGCGGTCGCCGATTCGGGCGACTCGTGGTTATTGGTATGGTTGAGGCTGGCAACGATCACGCCAAGACACGTCGATGGCTGTGTCTGTGCGCCTGCGGCAACAACATCGTCAAGTCGTTTGATACGTTGTTTAGGACGACAGTCAATTCAGGTTGTTCCGTCTGTTTCGCGGCTCTCTCGGCGAAGCGGTTTCGCAAGCACGGCGCCACCGTCGGGCTCAAGAAAACCTCGCTATGGCTGTGCTGGCGCAGCATGCGCCAACGCTGCCGCGATCCGCGGTGCAAAGCGTATCGGTGGTATGGCGCGAAGGGCGTCCGAGTCTGCGATGACTGGCAGCAGTACCAGGGGTTCCACGATTGGGCGATGGCCAACGGGTACGCGCCAGGACTGTCCATTGATCGCATCGACGCCAATGGCAACTATGAGCCCACCAATTGCCGATGGGTGACGATGGCAGAGAACACCCTGGCAATGCATCGATCGAAGGTCAGGGCAAGTGCCTGATAGCCGCGCTGCCGAGATCATCCGGCGATCCGCTGAGCTCCAGGGCGCGCAGGCCAACTTTCGGGCATTGTGGGAATCGATCGCGTATTACGTGATGCCCGCCCAAGCGACGTTCCTATCGCAGCCCAGTGAGGGATTGAAGCGCACCGAGCGCCTGTTCGACTCCACCGCCGTCATTGCCAACCAGCGCTTTGCCGCTGCCATTGAATCGATGCTGACCCCGCAGTCCCAGGAATGGCACAAGCTGCAACCTGACGCCTCGGACTTGTCCGATGATCAGCAGGTCAAGGAATATCTCGACCAGGTCAATGAGATCCTATTCGCCCTACGCTATCGGGCGCGCGCCAACTTCCAGTCGCAGACGCAAGAGTGCTACCTATCCCTCGGCGCTTTTGGGAACGCGGCGCTTTTTATCGATGAGGACATTGGCTCCGGCATTCGTTACCGCTGCATTCCCATGCAAGAGTTGGGATGGGCGCAGGACCATCAAGGCCGGGTGGATACGGTCTATCGCAACTTCAAGCTCCAGAACCGTCAGGCGGTACAGAAGTTTCGCGAGCGCTGTCCGCCCGATATCGTGAAGCTCGCCGAGATGCAGCCCTACGCCGAGAGTGAGTTCATCCACTGCGTGGAGCCGAACAATGAGCGCAAAGCGAGCATGCGTGACTCCAAGGGCATGCGCTTCACCTCGACCTACGTCAGCAAGGTCGGGGAGATGGAGGTGCAGAATGGCGGCTACCGTGTATTTCCCTACGCCATTTCCCGCTATGCGGTGGCACCCCGTGAGAATTACGGCAGGGGGCCTGCCATGGCTGCTTTCCCCGCCATACGCACGCTCAATGAGGAAAAGAAAACCATCCTTCGCGCGGGGCAAAGCCAGGTCAACCCGGCGATGCTGCTGCACGAAGAAGGCGTCCTAGAGGCCTTCAACCAGCGCCCCGGTGCGGTCAACTACGGCATGCTGTCGAGTGAAGGCACGCCCTTGGCCCAACCGCTCGTGACCGGCGCCAATATCCCGCTGGGCCTCGAGCTGATGAACATCGAGAAGGGCGAGGTGAACGATGCGTTCTTGACCTCCCTGTTCCAGTTCTTGAGCCAGCAGCGTGGCGATGAGACAGCCGAGGAAGTGCGGGCACGCGAAGCACAGACCGCAACTATGCTCGCGCCCACGATGGGCCGCCAGCAGTCAGAATTCTTAGGCCCGCTGATCGAACGTGAGTTGGATGTGGCCAATGCCATGGGCGTATTGCCTCCCCCGCCCAAGCAGCTCGTGATGCGCGGTGGAGGGTACAAGGTGAGTTATCAATCGACCATGGCCCGCAACATGCGCTTGGCCGAAGCCGGCGCGATCATGGACACCATCCAGGCACTGGGTGTGCTCGCGCAGATCGATCCCGATGCAGTCGACATCATGGATATTGTGGCAGCAGCCCGTGAAGTAGCTGAGATCAAGGGCGTACCGGCGAAGCTCCTGCGCAGTGACGAGGAGATAGCGCAACTCAAGCAACAAAAGCAGCAAGCGCAGGCCGCGGCTCAAATCAATGAAGCAGCGCCGGGCCTCTCCAAATCCGCGCTCAATCTCGCTCAGGCGAGCCAGGCGATGGGCCAGGCCGCCCCGCCGCAAGCCGCCGCCGCGTGAGCTTCGATGACATCAAGACTTGGTTACTGAGACGTCACCAAGCCTACGCGGGATTGTTCTTAGGGCCCGATGACAAGCGCCACGGCAATGCGGCGATCGTCTGGGATGACCTGAAAAAGTATTGCGGCGTCGACAAGGAAGGGCTCGTGGTGAGTCCCTTGTCGCGCATGACCGATCCGTATGCCACCGCTTATCGAGCGGGGCGGCGCGATGTGTTTTTGAGGATCAGCAAGTACACGTATTTCCAGTTTGACGAGGAATCAACCGATGGCCGACAGCGCAGCGACAGTTCTGACGAGTAGCACCCCTGTGGCGGCACCCGCTGCGGTGGCAACGCCTGCGCCCGTAGGCACGGCGAGCGCCTTGGCTGCTGTCCCGGCTGCCACCGATCCCGCAGTTACCCTGCCGGCCGCGGCGAATGCGCCCTGGTATGGCGAGACGATCGATCCCAGTGTCAAAACCTGGGTCGACGGCAAACAGTACAAGGATGCTGCTACGGCTCTCGCTGCGCACATGGCGGCAGAGAAAATGATCGGTGTGCCGGCGGATCAGTTGATTCGCAAGCCGAAAGACGCGAACGACGTCGAAGGCCTCAAGGCCTACCGTACTGCCCTGGGTGTGCCGGATGCACCGGAGAAGTACGAGATCACCTCACCGAGCGGCCCGGCGGGTGCGGACTTCGTCAAGTGGGCATCGAATACCTTCCTTGAGGCTGGTGTGCCCAAGGACGCCGCCGGCGCCATCGTCGCCAAGTGGAACGAGTACGCGACCGCCGAGATCGCGAAGATGGACACACAAGCGAAGACCGAGTTCGCGAACGGCATGGTGCAACTCAAAGATCAGTGGGGCGGCGCATACGACCAGCGCGTGGAACTGGCGAAGCGTGCGCTGCGCACCTTCGGCACGGAGATCGGCATCAACGAGATTGGCGATGCGGGCTTCCAGGCTTTGGAGAAGGGCGCCGGCGGCGGCGTGCAGTTGATCAAGCTGCTGGCCGCGGTGGGTGCACGCACGACCGAGGACACGTTCCAAGCCGGTGCCGCACCGCAGTTCACCATCACTGCCGAACAAGCGAACGCGAAGATTGCCGAGCTACGCGCAGACAAAGCATGGTCGACCGCGTACCTCAACGGCGACAAAAACAAGCAAGCCGAGTTTCAGAAGCTCATGGAGATATCAGTCGGAACTGCGAAATAGTTCGCACAACGCTATTGATTTCCGCCGTCATCACTCATAGCGTCCCCAATCGTGGATACGGCCTCGCCCCCACTGACCGGTCGAAAGTGACCCGCCGCGTGGTGTGAACCACGAAGAAACGGCCCCTTCACCGGATACGCCTTTCGAGAACCATTTTTATGATTCACGAGAGGTTTTACCATGTCATTCCAGGTCCCAACAGCATTCGTGCAGACCTACAGCACGAACGTTCAGATGCTGCTGCAACAGAAGGGCGGCCGCATTCGTTCCTGCGTCGAGGTGGAGAAGTTCGTCGGCAATGCCGCGTCCGCCGTTGAGCAGTTCGGCGCTGTCACGCCGGTCAAGAATCTCGCGCGCCACAGCGCGACCCCGATCATCTCCACCCCGCAAGCCAAGCGTTGGATCTACCCCAACGACTACGACTGGGCCGATTTGATCGACAACGAAGATCGCCTGCGCATGCTGATCGACCCGCAAGGGCCGTATACCACCAACGCACAGAACGCCATGGCGCGCGCGGAAGACGAAGAATTCGGCGTCAACATCTTCGGCGCCAACAACACCGGTCAGAACGGCAACGTGCCGATCACCTATCCCGCCGGTCAAATCGTCGCGGTCAACGTCGGCACCGCGGCGACAACCGCCGGCATGAACATCGCCAAGCTGCGCAATGCCAAGAAGCTGCTCTTGGCCGCTGGCGTCGACATCGACGCGGATGAACTTTTCTGCGCGATCACCTCGGTTGATCACGACAACCTGCTCAATGAAGCCCAGGCCATCAGCCTGGACTACAACGACAAGCCGGTGTTGGTCGATGGGCGCATCAAGGCTTTCATGGGCTTCAACTTCGTGCAGTGGGAGTTCATCGACACGGTGAGCTATCCCCAGTCTGCGGCGGCGTTGGTCAACGGTTCAGGCTACCGCCTGGTCCCGGCCTGGTCGAAGAAGTACGTGAAGCTCGGCATGTGGAACGACGTCAAGACGACTGTCGACCGCCGGCCGGACCTTCGAAATTCAGTGCAGGTGTACTGCACGGGGACCTACGGCGCCACGCGCTTGCAGGAAAAGGGCACCGTTCAGATCCTTTGCAATTAAGGGGAATCAGTCATGACCGTTTTCTACTCACA